CCTTTAATATTTCTCCACTTTGTAAAACTAAATCTTTGGTTAATAATTCTATACTTGTATTAGCCGCTACAGCCTTTACTTTAAATAAACTAAATACATTACCTCCATTTGTAATAGTAAGTGTAATTGTATCTGCGTTACCACTATCTTCTGATACTATTATAGAGCTTATAACAGAGCTATTAAAGTCAGCACCACTAGGAGCAGTATACAAAATAGTAGCATCAGTTGTTGTTAAGTCCAGTTTAGCATTTGTCATGCCTAAAACATATTGTGGAATGGTGGTTACAAACATTATCTTTTGCCGTCTTCTTTAATATTTACTTGTGGTGTACCTAATTTAAACTTAGTTCCCAATCCTGTTGATTCTAAGCGCAAAGCAAATGTTCTGCCTCTTACTCTAAAATCTAATTTTTCTGTATATGTTTCTACTGGACTTGTTGATGACCTTTGAGCAGAGCCACTTGATGTTTGCGTTATGCCAGATCCAGAAAATGTTTGTGCCTTTAATGTAAAGTCTACGCTAGGGTTAATAGAAGTAGAGCCACTAAAATTTACATCTGGTATAATTCTATTCACAAAAGAAAAACTTTCATCTTGACTAAATCTCATTGGAGCAGATTCAACAAAAGAAGTCATAGCTGATCCATCATCATCATAACCAACTTCATGGTTATACAAATACTGATCACCAGTTGCTATAGGTAAATTCCTTATTCCTCTATCTAGCCACGCCTGTCTCGATAATGTTCCAAAATACCATGCGTTTTCTGCATAGTTATAAGTTACATAAGAATCAACCTCTGTGACATCTGCGCTAGGATAAAACCATATAACTTCACTAAACTCTGAGTTTACACCCACATGTACTTTATCTTTTTCTTCTAAATTAAAGTTTAAAAATACTTTATCTTTAACTGAGCAAGGTATTTGCTGAGTACCCCCACCTGAATATATATAAAATGTATCAACGCCCATCCAATAGACCGAATCATCAATGGCTATGGCTGAAGCAGGACTCATAATTGTTATATTTTTAGATAGCTCTCTAATACCAAAAGTAAATGGTGGTCCAATAAATTTTAATGAGTGTAGACTTTTATTGGTAAATACTAATATCTCTTGTTTTGTTTCTACAGCTTGAACAAAAGTAGAGCCACCACCAAGTCTTAAATCACCTGCAGTATTTGTTGTTGTTGGGAACCAATCAACAGGATTTTCTTGAGAAGAGAATCTTATTAATAATGGATCTTGAACACCACTACCTTGTGTTGCTGCTGCAGTTGTACCTAAACCATCGCATCCAAATGCTATAATATGCCTATCTGAGTCTGAAACTATTATTTGTTTAGATATCTGTGGCACACTTGTTCTTGTTCCAGATAAACCGCTTTGGCTTAATTCGATAGCCTTACCTCCTAAACCTAATGATCTATCCCAATAGTACAAACCACCATCTCTAGGATTAATAATTAAATCTTCTCCGAAGTTATCATGTGACCACAATCTTATTTGCGCACCCGGAACTGTAATAGAAGCTGCGCTACCCCAGCCAACAAAATCATCTGTTGCTAATGTATTTCCCAAAGCGAGTCTTACTAAAGATCCGTTTTCATGAGTTGTGGCTGTTGTTCCTGAATGACCTCTTGTTACAGTCATTGTATTGTCGTCTGTTGTTGCTGAGATAAGCATTAATTCATTGCCAACCAAAACAACATCATTTGCTGTGTTCATTCCTGTTTCATCAACAACATCAACACCTGTTTCACTATTATCTAACGCTTCATTTAATGTGGTTGATAAAGCACTACTAGTTGTGCCACTCCACTGCCCAGCACCCCAACCAGTACCTCCAACAGTTGTATTTAATCCTGTGTTTAATTGATATGTTCCTACAATACTACCACCACCATTTCCTGAATCAGAACTGTTAGCTGCAAGACTTGCTGTAATTTGATAAGCATTAGAACTTATTAAAGCTACTATTTGGTATTCTTTGTTAAGAACGTTTGCTGTAATATTACCACCCAAACTTGCGGCACCAGAAAATGTTACAAAATCATTCTCATTTGCTCCATGCGCAGGATCATTTACAGTTATTGTAGCAGAACCATTAGTTGCGCTAAATGTAATATCACCTGCAGATGTTGTGTTTCTTATTGGTGTAATGTCGCTGAATGTTTGGCCTTCTTCTATATAATATTTTAAATGAGTTCCTATTCCTAAAAAATCAGAACCATCTAAAGCAACCCAGTTGTGTAACCTTCTTGCCGCACCTTGAAAAGTGTTTGTTGAATATTTTGACCACCCACCCATTTTTTCAGGCGTTCCTAATCTAAATCTAATTTTATCGCAATCAACAAACCCACCTTCGTTGCTATAAGGAGTTATGTCCGTCACTATACCTGATTTAAATTTTAAAGGTACAAATGCCATTAAGCTATTCTCCCTGCTACAGTACCATTGTTTGTTAATGATACATTACTTTGCCCTAATATGTAATACCCAGCAGATCCAGCACTTGATCCTGCTGCTCCATTTGTAGGAGCTGTTGATGGGTAAGATATAGTTGTTCCAGAGCCATTGCTCCCAGCAGATCCTGCAGTCCCATTAGCTCCTAATGCACCACCTGCACCGCCTGCACCACCAGATCCTGCGTTTGATCCTCCACTACCACCACTACTACCACTTGCAGCTGACTGAGCAAAGCCTTGACCAACACCACCTGCACCAGCAGAACCACCAGTTGATGGAACATTAACCGCAAGGGATAATGAAGAATTCATATTATTATAAAAGAAATTTCCATCTGGAGTAGAGCTTCCATATGGTCCTTGTGTATAATTACAAAAATAATAAGTTGTGTTTGCTGCTAAATTTGCTTTAACACCACTCCAAGAAAGACCACTTCCATAATCTGCTCCACCTTGTCCTTGACTTTTTGTATCTTCGGCTGTGCTTATGTTAACAACAGGTGTACCACGATGTCCTGTCTGTCCGTCTTCTGGAAAAGGATCTGATATGGAAGAAGACAAAGAATATTCTGCTGCTGTATTAACTTGAAATGAATACCACATTGGCCCTCTGTTTGATATACTAGAACTAGCAGATGTTCCTTGTTGAACATTTAATCCCCATTCACCGCTGCCTATACCAGACCATGCTCTTGGTCCAAACTGCGTTAAAACAGAATAAGGAACAAAGTCTGGTTTATCACCTACTTTATCCACAACACTTGATATCTGAGCAGCTGTTGAAGCACTGCCCACACCACCTGCTCCGCCATTGCCGCCTCCTCCACCACCGCCTTTGATGTTAGAACTACTATTATTGACTACAGTTATTGCTACATCTGCTTTGATTGCAGTTCCGCCATCTTGACCAGCAGAACCGCCTTGACCATATATATTTCCTGAATTAGTAACTGTTATAGATCCTGCTCCACCAGAAGGAAATTCTAAAGCAGGTGTACCAGATGCAGTGCTATATAAATTAACACTAGAGTTTACTACAACTTGTTTAGGATAATCCACTGCGTAATCATCGCCAAATATACTCGTTCCTGATTGTTGTGTAGAATTAGAAGAAAATGTTTTTCTCCAACCCTTTGCCTGTGAATAAAAATCACTAAAACTTATAGCTCCACTAGTTGGTATTCCAGCGGCCAAGTTAGTTGCTGTATTATTTGCTGCGTTAGCTTTTACGTTAGTGTTGGCTCCACGGAAATAACTAGATATATCAACGGCACTACTACCGCCTACAAATTCAGCCCTAATATCTGATGCTGATATAGTTCCTGAACCTGTTAATGCCATTATGGGCTTCCATAAGCTGTTATGTTATTTGCTGATGTTACAGCACCACTAGATGCTAGTTTGAATACTGTGGTGCCATTATACTTAAATAATAAATCATTATCACCTGTATCTAATTCTATAGACCATTTACTAGACCCAAATAATATAGACTTGCCATTTGTGTCTAAGTTACCACCTAACTGTGGTGTAGTATCATTAACCAAATCAGTAGGCACTAGAGCAACATTGGCGTTTGACCCTGCGCCATCTGCATAAACAATATTGGTAGCACCATTGGCAATAGCAACAGTTGTCCCACTACCTCCACCTTGTTTGATGGTAGCTGTTTGTCCTGTGCTATTTTTAAATATATACCATTTTTGTTGATCATTAGGATCTATAGTTAAATTAAAAGCACCAGAAGGAGTGCCTCCCAGTACTATAATTTTATAATGGCCATTAGATAATGTTCCATCGCTTGCTGTTAATGTTGTGTTTCCACTAACTGTAAGACTTAAAACTCCATTAACTGTTCTATCAATAATATCTAAATTATTATTAGTTGTGTCACCCCAAGTACCCGCTTGTTCACCAGAACCTATTTTTTCTAAACCACTGTTATTTGTATATGTACTAGCCATTTTTACCTCATACTTCTATTTCTGTCCAAGTTTCTGCACCTGATGGTGTTATTGTAGTGTATGTTTCATCTGCA